ACGCAACCACCACCCACGGCACCACCCCCCACGGCACCACCGCCCACGGCACCACCGCCTACGGCACCACCACCCACGGCACCACCGCCCACGGCACCACCGCCGCCGCCTACTTGGCCTAGGACCCAGTGCTGTCCCACGCCGCCGAGGCCGCCTTCATGCAATGTATGCCCTCCTAGGCCGCGGCCATGCTGCCCGCCGCCGCCGAGGCGTTGTAACTGCCCTCCTAGTAGACCCGGATGGAGAAGAGGTAGAATTTTTGGTAGGAGGGGAATCACAGCTCAGTCTATAGATTATGAACTTGAGTTTAGTAATGAGATATATTCTTTAGAAAATACGCTCACGCCGTTCAATGTATTAAGCAACTGGGGCATGGGGCAAAGCACAGTTACAAGTTCGTTCTTAGTTTTCAACAGCTCAAACACAAGACCAGCACAGTCGATGCCGCCAGGCTATCTCACTGTAGCTTGGAGTTCGACAAACACAACGGATGCTGCAATAAAAATAGAATATTCAGAAGATGGGGTCACATGGCTAAACTGGGCGACAATACTCACCGGCGGGGATGAACAAGGAGATATATTCCTAGCCTTGCCCGAAATAGATGACGTACTAATTACTGAAAACTTGTATTTCAGAATAAATTATGAAAGCAACTCAACAACGTCTGGGGTGATAGATGTACTGTATGTGTATGATGCCTTGTATGAAATTGTATACCAACAAGGATTTAAAAGTTTAGCGCCAGCAACAACATTTAATAGCCTAGAAAACAAACTATTCTCTTTTGACATTAAAGAAAACAATAGTGAATGGAATATACCTTTACCTAACTTCGATTATGATCCATCAGAAGACTTTAAATTCGATCCAGAAATTAATGAGTATGTAGACGAAGAAGGAAACTTAGTTTATGTCTTGAACGATGCTTGCTCAATACCTTGTGATATAGCTTCTGTTACGGTCGACTTCGATGGATGCTGTATGTTAAGGCCTACAGCCTCTGCCGGTGAGGGGTCACTAAGCTTTGGATTCACCCCAGCTAAGGCAGGAACCGTAACAGTGTCAGCACCAGATAGTGCAGGATGTGTTGATGTAAAGGTAACAATAAACGGACAAGAGACCAAATCCTTGACTGTAGAAGCTTGTGAAGAAGTGAGTGTTGAGGTTACTGCCTCTGTTGCTGCCGGCCAAGATTCAAACTGCTGTAAGATGTGTGCCTTTGTGGAGTCAACACCAAGTCAACTCATCCCAGAATGCGAGGGTGCTGTGCCGTTCCTAAAAAGAGTTAACAAGTCTACAGGCCAGAGCAAAACCTACCTAAGCAAAAAAATGCTAATAAAAGAAATTATAAGAAGATCGAGGTGATCAAACGAATGGAACAAGCCTAAACCACATACTCATGATTTTTATCACGGGTTAATAATCCTGTGACTGCCGTGTTGGGTCGTAGGATATGGCATAAATTGTATTGTCAGGGACTATCATAAGTTTCTAGCCTCTTCCACAATTTTATCAACCAATTCTAACTTTAAGTTTAATGTTTGCTTCAGAACGTTACGATCACAATTTACAATATCTTTAGGCATCTTGATACCTTTTTCATATAGCTTTGTAGCTCTAGCCTTGCCAACATTAGGAATTTTACACAAAGGAATTAGGTGAGGAGGGACTCCATGCTTTATTCTTTCTTCCAGCTCTTGGATCCAAGACTTGCTAGCATAGTCTTTAGCAAAAGTGTTTAAAGAGTAAAGTACTTGCGAAAGTCTGTTAAAGTCTAGTTGGATATTCCTTTGCAGGGCAGAAAAAGCCGGATTGTGCTTGCCTCTCAAGAGATTAAAGTAACAGAAACCATGCTTACAAGAGCCATCTGTTAAAAATCTGTTTGTCTTATTCGACAAAACTTTTGTCTTATAAGAAAACATTTCTTCCTTCTCTACCTTTGAGACAATAGGATTGCTTCTATTCGAATCCAGGTTTCCCAAAGCAATAGATACATAGAAATCATCATTCTGCTTATTGTTATCAAACAAAAACTTTACGTTAAAAAATAGATCAGATACATCGAATGGACTAAAGTAGAAAAGGGTAGAAACCTTGCCTATGACCTTAGCAAACCACTGTCCATTTTCATCCTGGCCAATGGCCCCACACTTGGAAAGTATGCTCAAAGTCTCATCAACAATATTATCTTTTAATGGCTTATTCTGGAAGTAGGCAAGGGATCTTTCATACCATTTATGAACGTCATCGGTGGTCTTAACTGAGCCGTAATAGATTTCACTTACTAAATGAAAAGCAAGGTTTCTATAAGAGGCACCGGTTTTGGATAAAAGCTGCGAATCGATATTAGTGGGTTTAGCTAATCTTTCTTTGTGTCTTAGCTGTTCTGCTTCTGGTATTAGTACATACGCGTCACCCATGGGGTCTATGCCCAAACGACCAGATCTTCCTATCATTTGAGTGATATCATAAGATTCAACCTCATCGGTACCGCGATGGACGCCTAAAATTATAACTCTCCTTGCTGGAAGGTTGCACCCCCACGCAAGTGTACTTGTTGCGACCACAACTCTTGGGCTTTTTTCGTTTCTAAAACGATTCTCCAGACCAACACGATCTTCTTTGTCCAAATCGGCATTGTGAAACTCTGCTGAGATATTTGCTTTTAACAATTCCTTTTTCATAAGCTCACCAGTCTTTTTTGTGTGAGCAAATATTAAGAACTTATCCTCTGGATAATAGGATACTATCTCCATAGCGTAATTAACTTTTTCTTGTTCGTGCATTGAATATCCACGAACATCGTCCGAGTAAACTTCATAGTGTATGTTTAAAGGAACGGGCCTATAAGAAGAATTCAAAACAAAGGTTTCTTTTTGAGTAAGACCATAGGATATCCAGCCTGCTACTTCCTCTACGTTTGGCATGGTAGCAGAAAGAAATATAATTCTTGAGCTTCTATTTAGTTGGGTGAACTTCATGAGCCCAACTTCCAAATGGTCACCTCTTCCTGGAACGGTCAGAAGGTGAGCCTCATCAACGACTAAAGTCCCAACATCTTTTAAGAAGCCGCTTTGTTCTGATTTAAAGTTTCTGCTTCTATGAGAAAGCATTTCAGAAGTCATGATAATTAGGTCTGCTTCTTCAAGCTCTTTAGATCTAGACTTAGTGATTCTGTAATCACCTGTACATATAGAAATCTTCAAGTCCTTAAAATGGTACTTTGGGTCTGTCCATTGATCTATTTTTTCTTGTGCCAAAGCTCTCATAGGAACAAGAAAAAGACCTTTTCCACCCCTTTGTCTGATTTCCTGTGCTAAAAACTGTTCTGCTATAACTGTCTTGCCAGCACTAGTGGAGGCGGATATGAGGCCATTAACATCTTTGTCGTAGAACTCCATAATCCTACTTTGAACAGGATTAAATCTAGAAAACGACCAAGAAGCAAATGGATATTCAGAAACAGGCACAAGACTATTATCGTCCGTGACTTTTATAAGCGGCGGCATTTTTCCCTCTAAATAAATAATAGGGCCCCGTGTAGCTTACAGGGCCCTATTGAAATTAATTAGGCAGCAGACTGTCTGGTTTCATCTTCTTTTTCAACGATGCTCTGGAATACGTCGAGCATACCATAAAAATCCTCGGATGACGAGGCAGAGGAAAACCACTTGTCTATTTCTTTTGTAGAACTAAGGAAATCTATAACTTCGGCGGTGTCACCAAGCAACCTTTGGGTCAACCTTTGAGTTAAAAACTTTAGGTTATCATCAGAAAGACGTTGGCAATACTCTTTCAAATATGTATCTATAGGCTTTTTCATATTTGGCTCCTATGATCATTAACGAAGAAAACTTAGAAAAACTACTTGTCGCAAATTGGACTCAATTTATCGACTCAAAGCTTCTAAGAGATTTTGTACAAAACGAAGTACCTAAAAACTTAGACAGCCTTATTAATATACCCACAAAAAACTTGTCGATCAATACTAATCGTGTTTCTTTATCAAGATTTTATCCTTTTGAAAACGGATATATTCTATGGATTGAATTTATCCTAAATACTGGCGACAAAATGGCGGAGGGAACCATAGAGGCATTCACCTCAACCAGAAATAAACTGATAACTACCAACTCGATTAATGGAGTTTGGTTTGAAATTTAGACCACGTCTACTCGTCTAACCTCTACACCATCCTGATCTACAAACTTATCTTCTAGAACAAAATTCTTTCCGTCATCAGAAAATTTTAATCCTAAATTATAAGGATCAATTGCCGCCGAGCGATCTTTATGGGTTGCAATTACCCAACAATAATCGTCTTTTACAACGAAACCACCGGTTTCGTCTTCTTGAGTGACCCCTATTTCAAGGACTACACCATCGGGGAGCAACAGTTCTATTTGACCGTACTTTAAAAGATAATCTATTAGAAGATGCTGAATTTTACCCTTAGAAGACATGTAACATCCTCCTACGTAAATGTCAACTTATATATGATAGAAATGCGTATCTTTTGAAAAATAAAAACAAAAAAGGCCACCCTGAAATTCAGGGCAGCCTTCTAAAACCAAACATGACATGATTAAAAATCAGTCTTCGACTGCAAAGCCGAGATCGCCAAGGCCTTGAACTGAGTCATCGAATGAGCCACCGTCAACAACGTTTCCAACCATCTTGCGGTCTGATCCATTGACAGTCAAAACCATATTAACTGTTCTCTGGAGTGAAACACCGTTTACTACGGTTGTGTCTAGACCACCCTCTGTTGTGTAATTTCTCAAAGCAGGGGTAAGTCCTACTATATAACTTGCCATAATTATCTCCTTTTTGCAAAAAGTAGAATTCTACTAATTGTATATATGCCCATTTCTACATTTTTCAATAAAAATTAACGTATGAAGGATTTATGTAAAAGTAAGAAATCCCCTCAAAAACACAGTTTTCACCGTCTGCGTAGTAGGGCAACTCCATAGGAGAACCCGCATGGTCTTTAGCCAAAGACCAACAATAAATCTTTCTATTGCTTTTAAATATCTCAACTAAAGAAAGATTTTCATTACCTAGAAACTTTGTTCCAACCTTGAGAACAACACAAAAAGGCAAGAAAGGACCCACTTTGTTATAAACTTGAAGAGTTTCCAATAAATAAAGACCATAGTCTGACTTTTGGTAATAAACTATTAAAGAGTATCCATCAACATATATTTCTCTTTCCCTAAAGATATCTAAGTCTCCGTCAAACAAAGAAGTAATACTTTTAGGATAAGTATAAGGCATCAAAAGATTGCCTAAAGACCTCATGTTGGCCGCTACTTCATTCAAGTTGCTTTCTTTTCTTATCATACAATATATACGAATTAAATTTTCTGAAATAATTTTTCTAAATTCAGAATTTCAGAATAAGAGTGGCCTCTAAAAGACTTGCTAAATATTCCAAATTCTAGATAGTCTTTTCCATACCTTACTAATCTCTTGATAAGCCAACTCCTAACTATGTTCAAACGAGTTGATAAGTTCTTAGAATCGAACTTTAAAAACTTAAATGCATCTGAGGGATCAAGCCAGCGATACCCCGAAAAGACTTCGTCGTCGTCAAACGATGGTGGACCAGAAGAAACAGAACAATTAATAAAATGCTGCAATAAGGAGATCCAACACAAAGAGTCATCAGGATTGAGACAGCACGAGTTGTCCATAATTCTAAACTCAATTGATTTTCTTCTTGAGTAATGATAATGGAAAGTATTCAATGTATAATATTTAGTTGTACCAAGCTTTTCAATGAAATAAGGAAGATCATAGGGCGAAGATACAGAGCTTATTATATTGGAATGAGCTATAAGTCTACAGTAAGGATTCACCTTCCTTTTAGTAGGCATAGCGTCCATAAAAAAGCTCTCTAACTTAATCCACCAAGAGATAATCGACAAAAGCTCATCAGAAGAAAAACATGAAACATCAAAATGAACATGGAAAGAACACCTTGAATCACTTTTTATTCTAGGATCTTTTCTTAAGGAGGCTATAACCTTAGAGACTGATTTCGCTCCAAATAGACCCCTCAATACGGGAGAGCAAACTTCGATGCCACAGCTTGAGTCAGGCTTTATAGCCCAATAATTATTGTCATGGTTGTTGCACCATTTAGAAACTAAAACACGGTCCATAGACGATTCGTTAACAATAAAAGAAACATCGTATATTCCCAGTGGAAGAGCACCACCAACGTGATCGTCCGGGCGGCTTTTTAAATCGAATGAATTTATTTCTATCTCAACACCAAATGGAGTGTTGAATTTTAAATCATTAGTATAGTCTTCTGTTTGCATCGTAATAAGGTACTAAAAAATCAAAACACAATCAATACTCATTGATTATTAAAAACCTACTTGTATAATTATTTGGAGGCAAAAAATGAAATGCTTAATGATAGAAACTAAGGATAAAAGAAGATTCTTTACGAGCAAAAGCAATTTTATGCAATTAAATGAGTTCATTAAGGTTTTTAAGCCAAATGTTTTCATCGTAGAAATGAAGAAAGGGGAGCTTTTAGAAATAGAGGACCTTGCTAATTTGCTATGTGATACCGAGTACAAAAAGAACGAAGAAGCTATGTATGAAGTAGTAAAAGAGGTAAAGATAGATCAAAACAAGAACAGTAGAATCGATACACAGAAAATTAGAGAATTCATTAAAAAAGAGCTAATAAGCAAAAAAACAATATCACTAAAAAGAGTAAAAGAAAGATTCAAAAAATATGATCTTTCAGACTCAACATACTACAACCAGATAAAAGCTGTTAAAACAGAGTTAAGCAGTAGAGGATTTAAATTCGTAAAGATGAATAGAAAGAAAAGATAGAGTAGCACCAGTACAGTTGAACCCCGCCCCAAAAACTTTTTCTGGGGCGGGGTTTGTTTTCAAGACAAATCTTCGTCGATTTCGCTATCGTCAAAATCACCCGAGACAACATTGACCTCGACATTGCCCTCGCTCTCGGGGTCGAAGTTAATAGCATCCATAAACGGATCCAAGTAATCTTTTACTTCCTGTTCGCTTGAAGCATCAATCAAAGCTGGGCATTTGATTAAAACGTCCATAGGAACATCGTTCCTATCCAAGCTGGCTTTAAACTTAAGCTCTACTCCATCCTGGGTGTAGGGAGCTTTAACAAGGAAGTTACCGGCACTTTTTGATTCAATTCTTTCAGCATCCATAAGACAAGAGAGCAGGCCGCTCAAAGGATTGACACCGCGATCAAATAAAAGCTGCACGTTGTCCGACTCTATAAATGGCCTATGTGTCTTGTTCTTAACGTTCTTTAACTTTACGTTAATTCCAAGAATCTTCTTCTTGGTGGCAGTAATCTTTCTTTCAATTTTCATCTGCGTCTTAGTTTCAAGCCTGCAAGAGGCATAGAAAGGCAAAGCATTGCCACCACCAGCAGTGGTTTTAGGCTGGAGGCCCATTGGAGCAAACCCGCCTATCTTATCGCGAGTCTGGTTAAGGATAACAACAGTAGCGTTATTCTTTTCCATAACTGTGTTTAGTTTTCTAAACTCTCTTGAGCATATCTTCGCTCTTTCACCCGGCTGCTCGTGGCCACCAACAATTTTCTTGAAATCGGCCTTGGTATAGTCCTCTGGAAGCTGAACCTCTTTTAGCTCGCGTGCTGAGGGAGAAACGCCGATAGAGTCATAGACAATTACAATAGGCACGTCGTTGCCCTTCTTCTCTCTTATAAACTCTATGGTCTTGTACATTTTTGAAAAAACATCTTCCAAGCTTTCGGGAGTGTATCTGGCTATACGCTTAAGATTGCAATGAGAAGCCTTTGTTATAAATTCCTTGTTTGCCGAGTTCTCGCAGTCTAAAAGAACAGGAACGCCATTCACTCTTTGGCAACCATAAAGAATGTTTGTTCCAATCAAGCTTTTAGAAGAGGAGCTAGGACCATATATCTCTGTAAGCTTTCCCCCTGGGATGCCGCCGCCGATAAATCTACCAGAACAAACATAGTTCAAAGCTAAAGAACCAGTGTCTATAAAATACTTTATGCTATCTATTTTGTCTAGAACATCACCGCCGGTTTTCTCGGCAAGTTCTTCAAAAAAGTTGTCGAAATCATCTACTTCATTATTTTTTTTCTTAGCCATTTTGGACTCCTTTGATTTAGAAATGTTTAATAAGCGGGGGTAGCAGCCCGATTGCTACTACCCCCGCCCGTCTTCCCCACCCTCTACATAGCACCTAATTCACGCATGAAGTCGTCATCAGCTAAAAGCTCATTCTCGTCACCAGAATCCTTCGACTCTGTTGTTGATGAAGAAACGATGACTTCTTCTTTTATCTTAGTAGATGCAGAAACCGACTGTTGCGGTGCCTGCCCCACTGTTCTAAACTCTTCTAAATCATCATCTTTAGAGTCATCTTCTTTGATCATCCCAAGGTGGACTCTCAAAGCTTGCTTGAGCTCTTCTGGTGCCTTTACGGCTCTTAAAGCTTGCAAGTCATGTGCAGACTCAAGCCACTTAGAGACTTCTTCTTTGGTTCCAAGCGGAGAAGGATCCTCAAACTTTGAATCATCATAGTTTGGGTACTCCATTCCGCCGCCGCCTTTTACAATCTTTTTGACAACCTTAAAGTCCCGTCCGTTGATAGGATGGGTAATGTCGCCAAGAGGCTTTTCCCCAGCAACCTCATCACCAACAATGGCCCTTGTGATCTTAGCGTGTTGGTTTTTCCCACAGCTATAAATCTTAGGACCAACATTGTTCTCTACAGCACCGTCTTTGTTCTTTTGCTGTCTAACGATTACATTATAGTAATAACGTTCAACAGGCTTAATGGCTCTGGCCTGGTTCTGTAGCTCTTCTTGTTGCTTGCCCGATAGCCCCTCAGATTTCTGCCAAAGATCGGAGTAGTACTTGCAAATTATGCAGTCTCCCATCCACTTTGGGCCGCGATCAGTCTGTACGAGTTCTCTACGGCAGTGGTAAGCTCTCTTCCTCTTAGTCGCGGGGTTACTAAGAGTATGGACTCTTGTTACACAGAAAAACTTTTGACCCTTCTTGATAGGAAGGAATCTCAAAACAACGTTTCCCTGCTTTTCTGGGAGCTTAACAAACTTTTCTAAGTAATCCTCACTTGAGTTAGAGTTAGATTCTGCACTAACCCTTTCATACTCCGTGAGCATCTGAGCCAAGTCTAATGCTTCGTATTCAGTTGACATAATAGTCACTCCTGTAGTTAAAAGAAACAGTTCAATCAAAGTGAACTTGTAGTTACTATAAGGTATATCGGCCAGTGATGCAAGAACTTTAAAAATTTTTTTGAATTTTATGAACGATGGCCTACAAACTTAAACAATTTTACCTTTTTCCTGTTGACTTCCGACAGAAATTTTTTCCAATTGGCCGAGAATGAATGGAAAACTATAGTTTCATGAAAGCTTTTTAAATCCATGGTAGATTTTGGATGACGACAATGTTTCTTGTCAAAAAAGCAACAATTGAACTTTTCGGCAAAAGAGGAGAAGGCGAACTCTTCCTTGTTGTACATATTCTTATCAACGGTTAGCAGCCATTCACATAATTTGGGATACTTCATATTTTCAAAATCAGATATTTCATTTTCTATGTTATTACAAAAATAGTTTAAGAAATCTTTTTTGCAATAAAATACGCCTGAGTTAAAAACTCTCTTTACCTCACATTCAGGATAATTCCTACGGTAAACCCAATCATTTTCAACTGCTGCTATATCGAAATTGCTGTATGCAGAAAAGATTTGATCTACATCGCCAAAAATAAAAGTGTCAGAGTCAAGAACAAGATATTCCGAGCAATCTACTTTTGAAAAAAATTTCTTATTATTCTGAAAGTAGGAATAATCGGATTCTATCTTTATAAACTCAACATTATTCTTAGCTGAAAATTCAAGCAAAAAAGCATCCAGCTCAAGACCCACAAGCAAAACAAAAACCTTAATAGTCTTGTTGTACTCCCTGAGCATGGAGATGCTATTGAGCAACATCTTCTTATAGAGAGGTTTGTTGTCAATAGCGTATACGATGCATTTGTTCATCTATCAGGTATTGTTACTACTAGGGTTCTGAGTGTCCTCGATTATTTCAGCATCAATAATCGGGCTGTTGTTTTGTTCATCGAACTCTTTTTGAGCTTGTTCCAGCTGCTCTGCTTTCCCTTCAATTTCAAGTGCTTTCTTATGAAGTGCATCCATCTTTTCTTTCATGGATATATGACCTTCATTCTCAAGCTTTTGATTTATTTCTTTTCTTGTCTCATTTTCTCTGTCATACTCTTCTTCAAGAGCCTCAAGAATTCTCAAATTATGCTCTAGCTTTGCGTTTAGCTCGTCTATCTCTTCGTCTGTCTGTTCAGACTTTTGCTGCTCCCTAGCAGTAGATATAACCTCATTTAAAGCCGATGCATCGTTTTTTACAAAAGGCTTTTGCTTGCCAAAAGCACTTTCTTCTGCTTTTAGCTCATTGAGTTTTTCTTCCATAGCTTGTTTCCTTTGTTTTCTAAGAGTTTCTCTTCTTCTAAGAACTCGATTTCTTGCTACTTCTTCTCTATTCTTCTTCTTTCTTTCTTTTTGTTTTTTTGAAGTCATTTTATCTTCTCCTAAGATCTGGCATTGAAGGATCTAGTGTGGCGTTTCCCCACAAAAGGTTTGGTTCTTCTTTTTTGTCCAAATCAGAAAAGCCAAGCTCCTTGTCTCCAAATAAGTTAACAGAACCAGGAATAAAATACAAATCGGGTACGATTTGTTCATTTCCTTTATCGTCCTTTATAACATAAAGCTCCCCTATACCGGTTGGAGAAGGTTTTTTGTCAAAAACCTCATATTTTTTGTCCACAGTAAGAACTAAGTTCTTTTTTCTTAGCTCTGGTATCTGCTGGGGTTCCGGGGCAAAAACTACAATGTCTACTGGCCTTCTGGGCCTTGTGGCACTAAGAGATTCGTGAGGGTGTTGTGTGTTCTCTACAGGACGCAAAGGGCACGAGGGAACAGAAGCAGACTGGCTAGAGAGATCTTCTTGAACTTCCTCTACAAAAGAAACAGAAGCACCCGCATGGTCAAACAAAAACTTTTTGTTTTTAATTACTATTCCACCTTTTGTCTCTTTAAAAGAAACTTTTTTCTTTGAAAGCTCATAAACCTCAACATCCGAAATAAAAATATCTCTTCTTGCCAACTGTGCCGTTATTGAAGCAGCAAGCTTCTCAAGAGGAACGTCTTCAAAAGGATCCCCAACCTTTTTCTTAAAGGTCTTAGATTCACCTTTGTTATAATCCCCGTCAAGTTTCTCGTTAAAATGATAGCAAACTTCAAATCCCATATGTTACCTAAAAGCCTTTACTCTATTATAGTATGGAAGAATTATCCCTTGATATTTTAAAAAAAGAAATTGAACCAAGCTTAAAAAAACAAGCAATTAGTGGAAGATATTTGCTAGATAGGTTTTGCCTTATAGACGAGTCTTCAAGGAAATCTCCAGCGTATGTGGACCCCACATACGCACCTTTCTATTACCATCTAGGTAAAATTATAAAGCCCAAAACCATAATTGAAATAGGTTTTAATTTGGGACTATTGTCATCTAGCTTTATGTTGTCTTGTAAAACAGTAGAGGTTTTTTTTGGATTTAAAGAAGGCAAAAAAAATGACGTTGGTTCAAACAGAATCGGAAAAATAAACCTAAAAAAGGTTTTTAAAAAGAAGAAATTATTTTATAATGGCAATACATTTGACAAAGAATTTGATTCTATTGTGGGGGGTAATAAATGGGACCTAGTGATGATAAATGAAGAAAAAGACTATGACAAACAATTAGGGTACCTAGAGATAGCTTGGGAAAATCTAAGTGATAACGGAATAATTATTGTAGAATACATAGAATCACATAAACCTTCAAAGGAAGCTTTTAAAAGCTTCATAGAAAATAAAGAGGCAAAGAAACTTGAGTTCAAGACAAGGTACGGCACAGGTATAGTCTTAAAGTCAAACGAAACTAATTAAAGTCAGAAATCGGTAGAATCTTTAATTCTACTCCTGCCTCTTCGAACATTCGAGCAGAAAGGGCCATGTCCTCGGCCCAGCGTTCCATTAAATGGCTTGGAATCTGTGGTGCGACACACCTGGTAATACCGGACTGGATCACCATTGCGGCACAGACACTACACGACATAAACGGCCAAGTATACAAGCAACAGCCATGCAAAGCTTCGCGAGCAAACAAAAGAGCGTTACGCTCACAATGTACAATCATCTTGTACTTTAGTTCTCGATCAGCATAACGCTCTTCTAAGTCCAGAACCCCAACAGGAAACCCATTGTAACCAGTAGATACAATCCTAAAATTAGGATCTACAATTATCGCACCAGTTTGCGTTGATGGGTCTTTTGACCACGTAGCTATATGTCGGGCAAGATCTGTAAAACGCTTATCCCATTTGTCTAGATCTTTGCCCAATTTGCTCAAACCAAACTTTCTACTCACTTCACAGCTCCTTCGCATATTTGAACACAAGTTTTTTTAGCAGGAAGACTCTCGAAGACCATAACGTAGCCATCATGGTCTTCACCAAAAGCATTTCTAAAAACACTTTTGCCTTTAAATCCAACGCTTTTAAAGAAAAAGTGAGAGTCTAAATCTCTTTCACTGCATATCGAGTATATGACAAAAGGCCTTGGACAAAAATCCTTTAAAGAAAGTTCAACAACGCTTGAGAATCTATTAATAACAGAGTTGATTATAAACGAACCAACACCCTTACGTCTGTGCTTCTTGTCAACACAAAAAGCTATTACCTCACCCGACATAGGAAGGTAGTTCTTATAATCCAGCATATAGTCTGAGTGCAATTTCTTGTTGAACTCTAAAAGACTTACTTTGTAAACAATGTAGCCCACTACTTTTTTATCTAGTTCGCAAACATAGGATATGAAAGAATTAAAGCCCTCAAAGCCAAAGCTTGGATCTTTTCTAGAAGACACAACTGAAGAGATAAAATCTTTATCGAACTTAGAAGAATTAAAAACTGAATTTTGTATTCTAAGAACAGATCCAAGATCTTTCTTTGCCATCCATCTCATATTTAAGTTCATAGAGATCTCCCTAATTCAAGGCGTTAATGCTGCTAACGCCAATAGACTCTAATAGATCTGCCATTTCTTCCTTGCTGTTTAAAGCAGTAGAATTCTTTGAATAGTAATTCCATATTATTAAATCAAATTGAGCAACGGTCTTACCTGATGCTCTAACTAAGTTCAAGAACTCTTTCTCAAGGTGAACATATTTCTTTTTTGAAGGAGTAGATTTAGGTGCATCGTACCCAATCATTCGTAGAAACTTTAATAAATGGGTATCCAAGCCAGCATACTTTTGATTCCTTCTGCTGTGTATCAGGAAGCATCTTGCTGTTTTGGGACCTATGCCAGGAACAGATTCTAAATCTTCGAGAGAACAAGTTCTAAGATTTATCCCACTATTTACAAGATGTCTCCAAGACTTAGCTTTATTATTATAACAACCTATACCACACTTTTTCATAGCTAAGGCAAGAGAAGTTTTGGCATCGACTCTACGAACCTTTTCAAAAGGCGACTCATCTTTAATATCCACATCACCCCAACGAGAAATAGAGCACAGCGGCCAAGAAGATAAAAAAGATTCAAGGCACTTAGCCGCCGTGACACCATTTTTTCCAGCAGCAAGAATCCACCACAAAATGACCTCCTCAAGGCCATTGTCATCTAAATTATAATTTGTAATGTTGCTAGGGTCGATCATTCTACAGTTCCTAAAACGTTTTCTATGGACTGTTCAACATAAACTTCCCTGCTGAGAACATCCATTTCTTTTCTTAAAGTGTGACCTCTGTTCTGAACGTTGTCATGATTTTTATCCCAAGCTCTAAGATGAGCTTTTAAGTGTCCCACTGCTTCTTTTCTTTCGACCACCTTCTTTTTAGCAGCAACAAAGTCGTCATGAGAGCTTGCATAAGCTTTTGAGCAAGTGTCTGTTTTGCCTAAGTCTTTTGCCTCTAAAAACTTTTTACTAAATATTGTCTCAGCATCTATCTCAGATAATAAAAGCTCTTTTTGGGCAAACTCCAACTGCTTACCCAAATAATCGATCCAACCATATTCTCTATTCATGTATTCACCAAGGTTTGCCTCGGTGTATCTCATGTTGTCCGGGTCCAAAATTATTTCTGTGCCGGCTACTTCTATTTTGATTTTTAACACAGGAGCGTCTTTGTTGTTCATAAACTTCCTCCGAATTAAAGCATTATACTTAAAAAAAGTCTTTGATCAAGCGTAAATATAGTATGAAAACGTTTTCACAGTGGTTAACAGAAAGAATAACAGGAATATATCCTTTAGGATACGGCGGGTTAGGTTTGTACCCTAGACAGGCAATAGAGCCTGGAAACCCTTACGTAGACGCGTCCTTAAAGAACGCAAAAAAGAAAAAGAGGAGAAAGAAGAAAAAGAAAAAAGATAGGAAGTCAAAATAAACAAACAAGGAGGTTAATTGGGCATACACAACAACGGATTTTGGCTAGACAAAAACCCAGACGGCCATTATTTTGACAAGAACCTTAACAATGGACTAATTGAGTTTCTAAGGAAAGAAAAAGTGGAATCAATCGTTGACTTGGGATGCGGTACCGGCTGCTACGCTAAGGCACTTAAGAAAGAAGGATTCTTATGTGAGTGCTACGATGGAAATCCCAACACTAAGGAACTAACAGAAGGACTGTGTTCGGAGATAAACCTCGCAGAAAATATAGCATTATCTAAAAAATATGATTGTGTTGTATCTTTAGAAGTAGGAGAGCACATTCCAAAAGAATTTGAAGATACTTTCATAAACAATCTTATAAACCACTCAAAAAGATTAATAGTTCTATCTTGGGCTGTGGTTGGGCAGGGCGGAAGAGGCCATGTAAATGAAAGAAATAATGATTATATAGAAAAAGTTTTTCTAGACAAAAAGTGGAAAAGAAACAAAGAAAAAGAAAAAGAGTTGAGAGACAAAAGTAGTCTAAGATACTTTAAAAACACAATAATGGTTTATGAACTATAAAATAAAACTTCAGCAAATCGGAAAGTTATTTCCGACTTGCTCAATCAGAAGCAGCTACTAAGCTTCAAATTCTCCAACATCAGAGGCCCTTATGTTTCCAGTTGAGTCTGAGTCGTCTACCGGCTGAATAATGTCTTCTATGCTAGGTGCTGGCTCTTTTGGTTTAAAAGTTTTCTTCTTATTTGAAGAGGAACCATCTATCATAACATCGCTAGACTTCTTTTGCTGTATAGAGTTCATCCTAGATCTATAAGTGTCATCGGATATCTGAAACATGTCTAGGGTACCCAGTTGATAGTCAAAACCTATTTTAAAGGGAAACCTTGACCTACCATTTCTATGTTTTATAACGAAACCTCTTCCAACCTCTCCATCCTTTTCAATAGTTTGCTGATTGATTGACCAAAAAGCATCTAAAGGTTTAAACTGATCAAAGGAGGTGCCTATGTTAGATTCATCGATATAGTGACCGATTTCTAGCTTGGAAGCACTTTGGTTAGGTTGAACGCAAGTAAAAGTACAGTGCTGTTTCTCAACCCCGAACCCTCTAAGGTCTCTTAATATTCTATAAGCAGACTCATACTTTTTAACGGTTGGGTCGTCTTTCATTTCACCAACGTAGTCAACAATAAGTAAATTGGGACGCCAAGCCCTAAGCTCCAGCTGTGCCATAAAAGCACGAATACCGTTAACATCCATGGTTCCACCAGGAAACTGCTTAATATGCAGAAGATTAGTCTCTTCTTTTCCAGATTTAAAAGCATCTATAGTTTGTTCTATCTTCTCTCTAGACTCTCTTAAAGCATTGATATCTACTTTAGCAAATTGCGAAGTAAACCTTTGAGCTATACCTAGCTCGTCCATTTCCATAGTAAGATAAAGAACCTTATGACCCAATAAAACATTTTGTACAGCTGCTTTGACCAGAGCTAAAGACTTGCCTGTGCCGGGAAGTCCAATCCAAGATGCAATTTGACCCGCAAAGAGGCCACCACCAGTAAGAGCAGAATCTATACTTTCGAAGCCGCTAGTGAATCTATCTTTGCCTACAAAAACATTTTCCATCCGCCTAAACATTTCATCTATTTGACTGAAGTATTCAAGACCTGGCTCATAAGAGCGGTCTATCATCATAGACTCTCTCATTTTCTCATAAATAAAGTTCCAAGTCTTTTCATCTTCAGGAGCCTCTTGCATCTTCTCTAAGGAGGAGTGAAAGGCAATCTTAACCGACTGAACTTTTGCAAAATAAGTAATCTTATCGATTAAGTACTCTCTGGCCTCCAAGCCTGGAACATAGTAATCGTAAACGCAGCTAAGTTCTGTGATAAAATGAAGCTGTACACTTTTCTCCGACTCTTTTAGATGAGTTTTAATCTCATTCTCTATCATCCACTTCTCAGGAATATGCTTTTCTTTTTGAAAATGGGTGAGAAGTATTTTACAAATTAAAACATGAGCATCGTTAGAAAAATACTCAGGCTTTACTTTGTCAACAGCCTGTACAAGCATGTACGGGTCTGTCAATAAAAGACCTAATAGTTTTCTTTGAAAGGTATCGTCCCAAGAAAACTTTGGAGCAACAGGGTCATCATTAGAGAAAGACTCTAGTTTAGCCTGTTCCTCAGGGGTCAAGTCTCGCAAGTTATGCCTCTAAAAATTCTAGTTGCTGTTTGCCAAGTAATCATACTCAGAAATAGAGACCATACCAGACCTAATCCCTTTTTCTCTAGTAATTTTTTTTCCCATACTCTTCTGACCGTTCCATACTATTGCTTTGCAATAGGTTGTAAACTTAGAGTCTATTTTTAAGTTCTGTTTCTTATCCGGCCTATCTGAGGTGGGAACACATTCCTTAACTATTTTATCTAGGATTACCTCTTGATGTTTTCCAAACTTTTGTCTGTTAGCGCCGTGTCTGGTCCTATTGTTCCAGAGGTTCTCTAGCTCTTTTAAAACGCGAGAAATAAAATAATCATAACAGTGCTTTTTAGCAACGCTTAGACACCTCTCGATATAAACTTGCCTCTTATAATAGCTACCGGCTCTTAGCATACTCATTTGAAGCTCTTGCTTGATATCTTCTGGGTCGTCTGTGTAATTGTTCTTAGAGTTTTTCTTTTTAAGTTCATGTGCAGCGTGCCAGCAAAGTTTTCCAAATCTTTTATCTAACTCATAAAACTCTTGATCATTGATTTTAAAGTTATTACAAATCTCCAGCATTTAAGCTCTCCCTTGGTTTAAAAAGTTTTAGTTCATTAAGGCTCTTGCCAATACGACAAGAAAACTTTAACTTTAGATTAGAACAAAACGAACTTTCACCAAGTAGAATCTGCTCAGAAATATTGTATACCTCTTTCCAATTTTCTTTGTTAAAGTAAACTGTGTAACTGTCATGTATCATAAAGGATACACTTGTTTTACCTTTTAAAGCAACAGAAAGATCACATAACTTTTCTAAACACACAACTGACGCTGGTGATTGTACGCAAAAGTTTCTAACTAAATACTCTTTACCTTCATCGAAGTAACGACGTTTGCCAAAGCAATCTTTTGCAAATCCGATACTTTTTAGCTGATGTTCTTGGTTACAAACCCAGCCCATAGCAACTGAAAACAAAGAATTTATACGATTGACTATTGAATCTGCGGAGTCTTTTGGGATGCCGCATCGTTGTCCTAGTGAATAGGACGACTGCCCATATATAACCGGCAAGAAGCATTTTTTTACAAAGTCCCGATCAGATTTTTTTTCTGGCTTCTTCCCAACTATTTTTTCGTAAAGAGAAAAATACACATCTTTAGATTTACAAAGATCCTCTAAAACAGGGTCTTTAGACAGCCAAGCAAGAATATAAACTTCCATGGCCCTAAAATCAAAACTCATAAAATATTCATCGAGACCTATAGGTCTCAAGCTAGAACGTACCTCTGGGCTCATGGCATGAGGCACAAAGCTGTTTTTAAAAGAACCCGAACAAAGAAGCCTACCGTTCTCTTGACCGTTTATATCGTAATTAGCAAAGACCCTACATCCTTTTGCTGTATCTATAACACCAGAATTCTCTAGATGAGGAATAACGGTGGTCATCAAAGGAATATGGAGCTTCTTATATGTATTTTCGATAGACTTCCAAGATCCATCAGAAACAATACATTTTAATCTTACCAATGCCTCTTTAAGGTTCTTTGGTGCTTTGTACCTCTTGCCTAAATAAGATTCTATTATCTTTAAGTCTATTATCGAACCGCCAACAAGATAATCACTACCAGTCCTGTTTAAAACGTAGCTACAAAAACCCTTCCAATTCCAGCAAAGAATCTTCATTCCTTTAGCAAATAAAGAAACCTTTAACATCGATATCAAAAAAAACAGGTCCTGATCTTTTAAGGTGATATTTATAACGTCATTGTTTTGTAGAAATATTGAAAGTTCTTTTGGAGACTCTTTATCCGTAAAGTCAAAGACTTCAGGCTCAAGCCTAACAAAAACAGTTTGGTCCTGAACCTCAGATATTGCGTTAATTAGATCTTGAAAAGCCATAAGATACCTTCAAGTCTAATATACATTAAAAAAGAAAAAATGCAATATACTCTAAAGAATATATGCGAGAAATAACAGTATATTCCTTTTTGATCATAGTAGCAACAGCAGTAGTAATTATTCCCATATGCTGGGTAGCTTTACTTTCTGTTTTTTTCACAAATAGGAAGAAGTAACTAATTGTTGAATTATGATTTTAAAATCACAAATTTGATTATTACAAACCAAGCAGAATGGTTCTTATATGTTTCTAAAAAAATAACTAAAGGAATTAGTTAAGTCTTTTTGAAACTTTAACAAGAACCATTCTTGTATTCGTTCTTTGAGCGTACCTATTCAACTCTTTAAATCCAAACACTTTGTTCCATCGCAAGAACAAAAACCCTATCTAATGTTTTGGATATAACTCAAGTTGTTGTTGGAGATCGAATGCTGCTTGTGACGCATTAACGAAGGTTCGACCTGTGTCCAGGCTCTCCAAAAGTTTTTTCACAAAAACGAAAAAGGGGATACTGCCAATGTCGTTTTTGGGGAGTGAAAGAGCACCCATCTCAGTTTTTTGAAGTGAAGCGATTTGACTCACGTTTTCCATGAGTGTTCTTATCTTAATCTAATCTAGTCTCTTGATCAACTTTTGTTTTAGAAACATTTGAAAAATTTCTACATATATTGACCAACATAAAAAAAAGGTTATAATTGTCTAGCAAAAAATCCAATAGAGACGTTATGTCTATCTTGATAGAAAAATACAATATGACAGAGGAGGAGGTACTTTCTTTTAAAATTTCTGAGATTTGGATAGATTTGTGCAACAAATATTTTCCTAATTACAACCACACTCACAAAAAAGGTTGGAATCTTAGGTCTAATCCAAAAAAATCTATTGTTTTCAAAATGTGCTACAAGCTTCAAAGGGAAACAAAAGGCCTTATCGAAGAACCTGATTATCCCCTTTACGTTAGGGCACAATTAGAAATTTTGAAGATACAATCAAAAAACAATCCTTTGGTGTTGATTCACCCGGGATGCTTGGTGGGAGATAAAGCTTGGAAAAGGTGGAAACTTTGGAAAAAGAAATACGACGCTAAGATTAAAGCTCCTTCTGGCACACAAATAGACAGATTGAGTTATTTGAAAGCAAAAGATGGAATAGTCAAAACTAGAAAGTTTATAGATTCTGTCCTTGGTAAAAAACCTAGTTTTGAATCTTATAATTCTAACAAAAGTAACTTGATTAACTGGCTCAACTTTGGTAACATAAGTCCTTACTACGCTGTTTTGTCGCCTTATATGCAAAATATATTTAAAGAATCTGACTACAAGAAAATGAACTTTGATGTAAAGTTATATTTTGATTGTATAAATGACGACGTTAAGAGCGTATTTGACCAATTGTTTCATTACGAAAAATGAATGTAATTAAGATATCTAACGACTTCTCCTATTTCTTGTCTTCAAATGAAGAAATAAGACAAGAACTATGGGATAGGCTAAGGTTTAGAGATAAAAACTATTTTCACAACCGTGCCTACAAGATGAGAAAGTGGGACGGCTACATAGAGTTTTTTGATAAAAATACAGGAAAGTTCTTAACCGGTCTTCTACCCGAGGTTGGAGCTTTCTTAAAGCATAAGAGTGTAGATTATGTTGTAGAAGATCTAAGACAATTAACAGATTTTAACTTTAAAGAGGTTAATGAATCTTTTCTCCAAGATGGAGAATCCCCTGTTGAGCTAAGAGACTACCAGGTTGAGCTTATTAATCAAGTAATTAAACATAGAAGAGGAATTATATTTGCTCCAACTTCTGCTGGTAAAAGTCTTATAATGTTGGGAATAATAAAAACACTGAAGCCAGACACACCAGTACTTGTGCTGCAAAACAGACTTTCACTAGCACAACAAAATTATGACGAGTTAGTTAGACTAAAGTTTCCAAATGTTGGTAATGTTTGGGGGGGAAGTATTAAACCAAATGTTATCACTGTAGCTAGTGTTCAATCAGTTGCTAAGATTGAAAAGCTGTTGCCCAAAATAAAAGTTTTGATAGTTGACGAAATTCACGATATGATGAGCCGTTTGCCAAAAGCGGTATATAGAAGACTAAAATCAGCAGACGTTAGGGTTGCTGTTAGTGCAACACCTTTTAAGTTTGGTGGCAAAGATAATGTACAAAAGTTTAGTGTAAGAGGTTATTTTGGACCAATATTTAAAGTAAAGTCTGCTGCTGAGGGCATACTCACAACGTCTGAGCTACAATCTAGAGGAATTCTATCAAGCTCTAAATGCATTTTTTATCCCATTAGAGAGCCTCAAATACCTCATGACATTTATATTGATGCCGTAACAAGAGGTATAGCTGAAAATTTTTACTTTCACAAAATTGTTAGTGGTCTTGCTAAAAAGCAAAAAGGAAGGACCCTTATTTTGGTTGATAGAATAGCTCACGGTGATATTCTGAACAACCTCATACCCGACAGCCTGTGGATACAAGGTAAAGACGACGCAGAGACTAGAAAGAGTGTTATAAAGGAACTTCAGAAGTCCGAGCAGTGTGTTGCGATAGCGACTCAACAGATATTTAACACTGGTATTAACGTATACATACACAACCTAATAAATGCGGCGGGCGGTCAAGCAGATCATCAAATAATTCAAAGAATGGGTCGAGGCTTAAGAACAGCTGATGATAAAGAGATACTTAACTATTACGACTTTTTTTTTGAAATAAATGAGTATCTTGAAAAACACTCTAAGAAAAGAATAAAGATACTAAAACAGCAAGGCCACGACGTTTCTGTAGAGGAGCTCGAATGAATTGTGACAACTTAAAGACTACGTCTCTTAATGAATGCAATTTAGTGCCTTATGATAATGGCATTTATGGAGTTTATTTAAAAGGTCATATACTAGAAGAAAGCATAACAAAAAGAAGCCACACTACTAATTTTGAAAAAAATATTTTGTATAGTTTTAAAGAAAATGTACACAATAAAATAGATACTGCAATTTATGGTGGCTTGCTTTTAACACACTATGGTCATTTTATTTTCGAATCTCTTTCTAGGCTTTGGTATAGTCGTTTAGACAAAAGCACACCCATACTATTCTGCTCAAAACAAAAAGTAATCAAAAAATTTCAACAAGACATATTTAACTTTTTAGGCATAAAAAATCCTATCATCTTGGTTAAGGAACCAATAGGTGTTGACAATCTTATTATACCTGAACCGGGTTCACGAATTAGAGACTACTTGTCAGAGCAACATATGGAGTTTTTGTCTTGCTATCCTTATAATGTAGACTCAAACAAAAAAGTTTGGCTTTCTAGATCCAATTTAGTTAGGTTCATACATCAGGTAGACAACGAAAAAGAACTAGAGTCTAAACTAGAAGAAAAAGGCTGGGAAATAATACACCCACAAGAGTATTCTATCGCGGATCAACTTGAAATACTTGCTAATTCTTCTAGAATAGCTGGTTTTGTTGGATCTGCTTTTCATACCTTACTTTTTTTTAAAGAGTTTACTGGGCAAGTGACTTTATTCTTACGTAATCCACACAAGGACTTTGGACCGCGAATTAAGATAAATGAAACTTATGAGACAATAGCAAAGGCCAAAGGAATAAATCAGTCTGTTATCAAGCCCAGTCTTGAATTTAAAACTCAAAAACAAAGCTCAATTATAGACCTTTCTACAATATTGAAAGAATTAAGTTGAATATGCACACACATAATCCTGAGTATGAGGATGAGTTTTACCGATCTCAGAACGAATTAATGGAGAATAGGTATTCTCTGTTGTTTAAAAAAAGAAAGATATCTTGGAAAAACTACATAGATGTTGCTAAACAAAAGTTTGGTAACAACAACTATTTAGTATGGATATTTTTGTGTGGACTAGATACCTTCTTAAAAGCCAACAACAATTTAGAATTTGACAACAAAAAGCTTTTAATAAAATCACTACACAAAGATGCAGAAGAAAGAATATACAGGATAATTGGTGACAGCAAAAAGAATGAAGAATACATAAAGTCATTATGAAAAACCTATCATCATACTTTCTAGTTATATTTTTATCTTTAGTGTATTTTTCTGCTGGCTATCTTTTAGGTTTTTATCAAGGCACTATATCAGCCTATAAAGAAAGAACTAAGCAAATAAACGAAATATTTGAAAAATAAATCTACACCATCAATTTTGCTACATCGTTTATCGTTCCTAATTTACTTCTTATTTGTGTCTCTATCCTTTTTCTTTTTCCTTGATTTAGATTCTTATACTCTCCGAGCTCATTGAGCTTTGTTATAAGTTGCTCTGGATCTATTGTATTAAGGCTGTTGTTTAGGTTTATATTTTGATTGTCTGATCCTATCTTAGCTAAGATCAAATTCTGATAGTATCTTAAATCTTTTATTTCTTCCAGATAAAGCCACTTTTTATAGTTCATATTTGATATATATATATATTGGTAAAGATATATTCAAGGAGGTTATTGTGAAATATTTTATTGTTTTAATGTTTATGTTGTTTTCAAGTCTATGCTTCTCTGCTGAGCTTACTTATGAAGACGCTGTAACATTAGCCGATAGAACAGATAAAACAGTGTTCTTGTACTTTGGTGCTGAGTGGTGTGGGTACTGCAACAAAATGAAGCAGGTTTTTGGTGAAGAAGAGGTTGCTAAAGAACTAGACAAACGTATAATAATGTTTATAGATGTTGATAAAAATTCAAGTTTAAAAAGAAAGTTTTCGGTTAGAACAATTCCCGACTATATGATAATTGACGGCAAAGAAAATGTAATCAAAAGAAACAAAGGATACATGAATAAGGATTCGTTCATAAATTGGTTAAAAGAATCCAAATGAAATTTGACTACCTAGTTGTTGGTTCTGGTTTTTATGGTCTTACTTTTGCAAGAACAGCTGCAGAAGAAGGCAGTCGTGTACTAGTCGTTGATAAAAGAAATCATATTGGAGGGAATTGTTATACAGAGAAAATAGAAGGAATAGATGTTCATAAGTATGGACCTCACATTTTTCATACAAATGATTTAGACATATGGAGGTTTGTTAATCGTTTTTCTAAGTTCAACAACTATCAGCATAGAATTAAGGTCAACTTTAAAGGGATAGTATACTCTTTCCCTGTTAATTTAATGACGCTGCATCAACTTTGGGGAATAACATCTCCTGACCAAGCAAAAGAAAAGATAGATTCTGTTAGGGTCTTTTGTGAAGGTTCAGAAAGTCTTGAGAGTTGGTCACTTTCTCAAGTTGGGCAAGAAATATACGATGTATTTATAAAAGGATACACTACTAAGCAGTGGGGAAAGGACCCTAAATATCTTCCTTCATCTATAATTAAAAGATTACCTATAAGATTAGATTATAACGATAATTATTATAATGATATTTATCAAGGTATACCAATAGATGGTTACACCAAGTTGTTTGAAAACATGTTAGATCATAAAAATATAAAAGTAGAAACAAATGTAGATTTTTTTAGTAATAAGGAGTACCTGATGAAATCTTCAAGCACTCTTGTTTACTCGGGTAAAATAGATGAGTTCTACGAATATAGATTTGGAAGACTGGATTATAGGTCTTTAGATTTTAAAATTAGTGTTATGGAGGGTAATTATCAAGGGTGTTCTATAGTCAACTATACAGATAAAGATGTACCATTTACAAGATCTGTAGAGCACAAATACTTCACTCAAAACTCAAGCAACAAAACAGTTGTTACTTGGGAGTTCCCCCAAAGCTATTCAGAGGGTAGCATACCATATTATCCTATAAATGATGATACAAACAATGAAACATATTTAAAGTATAAAAAGCTGAATAAAGATGATAGAATTATATTTGGGGGTCGTTTGGGATCTTATAGATACATGGATATGCATCAGGTTATAGCTTCTGCCATAAAAGCTGTTAAAAGTTTAAAAAAAACTTCACTAGAATGAACTAAAAGGCCTCCTCTGTAGTTATGATGATACTTAACGGCAGCAGGAACAGTTTTAAACTTTTCTAAATTTGATTCTATTGTGTCTGAAAGAAATGCATAAACTTTTTTATAAAATCATTCATTTAAATTAAAGACTTCCATTCTATTATTCTTTTTATGGCCTCTGTTTTTGCGTCTTCAAACCATTCTTTTGTTTTTTCAAAATATTTGGGACTATACATTTTTGCAGCTGTGTAGCTTCTAAAATGATCTATGTTTTCGTCGAGCGTTCTTACTTGATTTTCTTCTTTTCCTATTAAAAGTGGTTTTATATTATTTTCTCTTAAAACATAATTGCCTAAAATTTCAGTGTCGGGCCAGTTGGGTTTCATTGGGTCTGGTGAGTAATCTACAACGTTGAATCTGTTACAAAGCTTTCTTAGACTCCAAGAAAAGTTTATTTGGTCCATTATTTTCATATCATACATCGAGGCAGTATGACTTATCATGCCTTTCCAGTCATTATGTGCTCTAGGACTAAGCTCGTACCCAACAGCCGGGGAGGCGTTTCTACACAGTCCTAAAAGTTCTTCTATCAGAGTTCTTTTTCTTAGAAAACAGTCAGCGTGTGTTGCGAACAAATAAGGTGTTCTGCATAAGGTGAAAGCAAGATCCATTGCCATTGCTGGATAGTCTGATGGGTGTCTTACGCCATTTAGAGATATACTGTGTACTTCAACATCCTCATCCTTTAGCGTCTTAACTTTTTCCATCTCTTCTTCTAGACTTCCTGTGTCTATTATTATTATAAATGGTTTTACCGTTTGAAGTCTTAGTATTTCTATGCAAATTTCTAGTGTCTCAAAAGTGTTTAGACAAGGTATAACGGCCGAAACTTTATAGTCCCAAGGCTTTTTCTTTACACTTCCTTCCCATGGTTTATCGATTGTTAAATCTCCATATATTGGAGACGTCTCAACCTTTCCTAAGAACACCTCCTTCCACTCTTTCGTCCTTCTTAAAAAAAGGTATTTTTTATCTTGTTCTACTCTTTTAAATTTGTCTTGGGTGTTTTCCCATCGATCTTTTGATATAATCATACTTTATAATAGTAAAAAAATGTTAGATTCAAGTTCTAGGTTCTTTATTCTAGGGTGTCAGAGAAGTGGTACTAACCTTATTAGGTTGATTTTGGACTCCCATCCTAATGCTTGGGTTTTCGGAGAACCCACTGCACATTGGTTACTTGATAACAACTTTTTAGACAATGTGGACAAAGCTGTTGAAAGATGGTGCAGTAAAATACATAATGAAGAAAATAAGTCTGAAATAATGAGGCAGGTTGAGATACTTAAGAGAAAAAAAATTAGGTATTTTGGCTATACTACTCCTGGTTGGTCTGAGCTTTTTTTAGAGTATGATTGTATAAAGTCCAAATTAGAGCATATTCCTAAGATTGTTTTTATGCTTCGAAATCCATTTGATGTCATATCTTCGATTATAAAATTAAAAGACTTTGCTAGGACGACCATAACAACTATGGAGCTTTGGTTGACCGATAAAAACAGGAAATTTAAAGATCGTTATTCATATTTGCTTCACAGGGATGATGAACTTTGGAAAGTTAGATGGTTTTCAGTTTACTGGAACTATAAGACACAATCTTATTTAGAAATGTTTCAAAATTCACATTATAACATACTAGGCGTAAAGTATGAGGATCTTTGTTATGATCCTAAAAACACTATTGAAAAAGTCTGTGGTTTTTTGGAGTTACCTTGGAACGACGACCTTCTACGTCATGAAGAAAAGGTTCACTTTGAGACTATAAACAACATAACAAATGGTGGAACCCCCACTAATAAAGGAATATTTAAGTCATCATTAAATAAAAATCAGCTAAATGATAGAGAAAAAGGGGTAATATACGAGGTAAACCAACAATTAATGCAAGATTTAGACTTGATTCACAATGAAACCTCTCTAAGATGTCAGTCACAAATTTCTGCAGGCTTGATTGGAAAGTTTGATACAAAGAGAGCTAATAATGCTAATTAACAAATCTGGTTTTTTGAACTTGCGTGAGTGCGAAGACGCATCATCTGTTAAAAATAAAATAACTTCTATAATAGCAACATCTCAGAGTCACATAAATGTCATGATGTGTTCTATATTTTCTTTGTTAGTTAGAAGCAATCCTAATTTTTTAGAGCATGTGATAGTATCGATTAATGGGCCAGATAAAAGAACTGGAGATACGCAGATTCAAGATAAGAAGCAAATGTTTTTAGAGGAGTTAAGAGACTTGTTTTGGCACGGCAAGAGTATGCCTTTGACAATTATAAGAGCTTGGAGCCGTTTAGGACATGCACAGTCAATTGAAATGGGGATTCCTTGGGTCCATACGCAATTTTATCAAATCATGCATGATGATGTAATTGTTCTTAAAGATTGGACTGACTTAAGTGCTTTTGAAGAGGACCCCAGTTTATGCATCTTGGGGTTGCCTCCTTTATTTAATGTTGGACTAGATAGCGGCATTCATAAGGGAGAAAACAAGTTGGGTTTTGCTAACTTAAATACAGCGTTTCTTCTGTGCAACAAGGGAATACTAAATGAATTGGGTGTTAGGTGGTGTGGATATCATATAAATCAAGAATTTATCATAACTGACCATGATTCTTTTTTAAACTATCATTTTGATAGAAACCAAATTGTTCAAGAAAAAGGGGTTCAAATAATAAAGTCTACTTTAGATCAAACAGTTTCAAAAAAGTTTAGCTACGTTAACATTGATATAGGTGGAATTGTTTTTTATAGAGTAATAGACGCTGGTTACTCTATAGCAGCAATGTCTAAAGATGTTGCTCTGCATATTGGCGGTCAAAGTTGGAATAAGAATTATAGATTTAGTAAGAGTGCTAATTTTGTTAAGGACTTGGAAGATGAGCTTGTTAATTATCCATCTTATTTAGAACTTTATAAAAAGTATTATGAATAAACTACGATTAATATGCGACAATGAATTACAACGTCTTGTAGATGATGAAGGAAATGTCACCAACAGAATAGTGTTGAACGACAATAGCCAAACTAAGATAATTAAAATATCTCCTTGGCATCCTGAGCATTATTCTTCTATTATACTCTATAAAGTCAAAATATGGGCTGAAAAAAACAATGTTAAGGTAATTGCTGAGGCGAACGCTAACTACCTGCCAGCAATTAGTCAAATAGCAGATGAAATTTATTTACAAGAGTTCAAAGAAAATAGATATTATGTAGATGCAGACTGTAAATCTTGTGGGTCTTTTGTAAAACTTAAAAGTTTGTTTTACTGTAAACATTGTAATAATGTTTTTGACTATCCTGAGTGTCCTGTCCACAATAAGAAGTGTAGAGATTTTTTAGTTGGGTTTTGTACTAAATGTTGCATGTTTGTTGATAGAAACAGTTTTTCACTTGGGGCAACGAGTAATTGCGTTCGCAAGTGCGTATTTTTTAAAGACGCACCGGGTAGATTTGAAGACGTTCGTGTAGACTATACTAATCCGGCTCTATTAGGTGAAGATAAAATTCATAGAAGAGGCAAAAGCAACTTTTTAAACGTTGTGGCATCACAAGTATCGGACCAAGAAGTTATAGAAAGGTTTGCCAACCCAGAAGTCTGTATCTTAGAATCAGCGTATCAAAAGTTTTTAGGTTTAAAAGACCAACTTAAAAGCAATGTTATAATGCTGCATACTAAGTCTGTCCGTTATTCCATGTCTGATTTGCTTAAAGATGATATCATACTGCCTGTTGTTGACATGGATTATCAAAGAGAAGTGATGAACTTAGCAGGATCAGACTATATGACGTTCCAGCTTTTGGGTTCTATATTTCTAAACTGGTTTTTTATTTGTCAGCGTGGGGCCTCTAATATTCTTTGTATGCTCCCAATCAACAATTTAATTCTGTGGGACGTAGTTAGCTACCCTTATTCAAATATTTTAAGAGGTTTAAGTGTATCTAGATTTGGAGAAATATCTAGAAATGTTCCTGTATTGGATGATTGCTATGTTCTAGATGGAAAGAGGGTTGAGTTATACAAGTATATAATTTGGCACAAAGAATCAATAAATAGTTTTATAAGACACGTTGTGAATTTAAAAAATGAAAATAGTAATCAATCATTATGCACCATACAAAGAGGCCCTAACCAAACTATTTGAGTCCTTACACGCAGTTGGGTTTAATAGGTTCATAGATGTAGTAGTTGTAAGAACAGGATCAAAAATAAACGCTCCACCATCTGTAACAAGAGTTGGTGAGATAACCGAATGCAAAAACGAGTGTGCCGATAACAAGGTAGTTTTAGTTGAAATGCTAAATAACAATTTTGACTATCTAGGCTTTCATGCTTTATACGTATACAAAGAAGACAAACTGATTGCAGACGATAATTATTTGTATCTTCTTGATACTGTAACTTTCGATACAGAATTTCTTTCAAAGTTTGAAAAGCTTCAATGTGGTTTGGAACAAATAGCAACTTCTCCTTTTCCTTGTTCAAACATTTGTTTGTTTGGTAAAAAAGTGGTAGAAAATTATAAAGATAACTTTTTACCTAACAATGGTGGAGTTCCATATACCTCTAAAAATATTAGTGCTTATCGGTCAAACAACTTTACCGCACCCATCATCTCTAAAAGACAAGCTATTTTACTGGAGTCAAATAAGGATATTACTTTAGAAGATGGAACACTAATGAGGTCATTGGGAAAGTTTGGAGATGTTTTTATAAGTGGCTATAAAAGACGTTTAGGAGAAGAGTGTATTTATACAACAGGTTTTTTATCTCATCCAAGAATAAAAGTGCACTTTCCTTATCTTGGAGTTTTTAAGTGGATAGGAGTTCGTGGATGGAGACGTGAAATAAGACATATTTCACAAAAAGTAAATTATATGTGTAAGGAAAACAGCAAACAAGAACATAAATATGGTAGTGTTAAATTATTTTAAGGAGCTAATATGTTTAGTCTAGAACAGCTTACTGCAATTAAAGACAAGGTTTTAACCGATAGAGTTCCTTTAAGGGAAGCTGTGAAATCGGTCATACCCGATTTTGATTGGACCAATTATAGAAACTTAACTAGAGACCTATTCAACAACTTTAAAGACCTAAGAAAAGAGTCTAAAATCATAGAGCTACAGCTAAAAGTTGATGACTTAAACAAAAAGCTGGAGAATCTTAAAGGACCTCAATAGGCTTTTTCTGAGTAGGGTCAAATATTATTAATCCTTTAGCCAATACACAAAATATCTTTGTTTTTGTATTGTACACTAATCTTAGTCTACAGTAGTCTTTGCTTGTATACTCTATAAATTGATTATCTTTTTCTTCTTGCCATTTCTTGTGGAATGGTACAACGAAGTTATCCAAAACAACGTTATTATGACTAAATTCAATTACTTTGGTTTTTCCTAGAATTACCCTACTATAGCCAACCGCTACTTTAAGTCTACCTTTGGTAAATAATATGAGATCTTTTGATCCACTTGTTGGAATATTGAGTCTTTTAGTTCTCATTTTAACTATATAACAATTATGGAAAAGATAATTCCCAAAAGAGCCTGTGTTGGAACACAAAGGATAACAAAAAATTATTTTTTGTCAATTCTACCCAGTAGACCGGATCCAACATACGTTATCGAAGTTTCTACTGGACAAAAAATACGCATAGACTCTATAAACACTATCAAACAACCTTTGAACATAAAAAATGGTTTATACAAGCACAAATATTTACCGGTAGAGACTGCTTACCCCAAGAAGGTCCTGGTTTCGTTAGAAGATGAAGATTGGAGTATAACTAGCTTTAGTCCTTTAACAAGAGAGGTTTGCTTTTCTATAAAAGGGTATAAGTTTACTTACATAATACCTGAATTTTATTTTTGAAAGTATCCTTTACTGCCTAGACACACGTTAGCATCATTTATTCTTTTAAGAGCTAATACATACGCTGCCGTTCTAGCAGGAACATTATGTTTTGTATATAATCCAAGAACTCTATCTGTTGCGTAGTCCATCATATCTTTTAGGTCTGTTTCTACCTTATCTAGTGATCTCGATATTGCTGTTCTATTTTGTAACCATTCAAAGTAACTTACCACAACACCACCGCCATTTGCTAGTATGTCTGGTACTACTAATATTTTTTTGTCGTTTAATATTGCATCGCCCTCATTTGTTGTGGGGCCGTTTGCCATTTCTAAAACAATTTTTGACTTAATTTTTTCGGCCACATCTTTGTTAACAACGTTTTCAATGGCTGCTGGGGCAACCACATCAACGTCTAAGTCCCAAAGTTCTTCATTTGTTATTTTCTCTCCTTCTCCCCATTCTTGCCCTTGACTTTGATCAAGGCATTTTCTGCAAGACATTATATTAAGACCATGTTTATTGTATACTCCACCATATTCATTTGTTATAGCAACCACCTTCATGCCAGAGCGGAAACATTTTTCGGCAAGCCAATATCCGACTTTACCAAAACCTTGTATTGCTATTTTGATATCTTCTGGGTTTGAAGGAACTTCTTTGATACCACTTTTAAGTATTTTTTCTAATACATAATAGCCACCATGCCCGGTTGCAGAGCTTCTGCCTTCTATTCCTCCTAGTGCTACGGGCTTTCCAGTTATTATATCTTTTGGATGGCCGCCTTTAATCATTTTGTATTCAGAATACATCCATCCCATGATTCTTTCATCTGTATAAAGATCTGGGGCGGGTATATCGGAGTCCGGGCCTATAAAGTCCGCCATTGATGCGATGTACTCTTTGCTTATTCTTTCTAGCTCTCTGTTAGACAGTTTTGTAGCGTCTACACTTATTCCGCCTTTTGCACCTCCGTAAGGCAGTTTTAAACAGGCACACTTAAAAGTCATCCAGAAGGCAAGAGCTTCACAGTGGTCTTGATTTACTGATGGATGATACCTTATTCCACCTTTAGCGGGCCCTAAAGTAGTATCATACTGACACCTATAAGCTTTGTACATTTTTAGGGATCCGTCATCGTGCCTTACAGGCAGCGACACAGATAAGGTTTTTTGAGGGTGTTGTAGCCGCAACCAGCTTTCATCGTCTATTTGTGCAAATTTATAGGCTGCCTCTAATTGCTTTTTTGCTTCTTCTAGCATAAATAAAGTGACCCTTTTGAATTTATTAGAGTTATTTGGAGACAACAATGAAAACCTTTCTTGAAAGTTTAACTATAACCAAGAATACTAGAATATTAGAACAGTTGGTTGTGAGACTAGAGTACTTGGGCATAGATTCTAATGAATTTTTAGATTGGTACATAGATGAGGGAATAAACCTTCAGAAAAGAGGCTTTCTAACAGAAGGATTCAACCAATGGGCCTTAGAAGAAGGTTGGAGCGACATGTGGAATAATGTAAAGAACAGATGGACCTCTGGAAAGTCTTCTGGTCAAAGCACGGATAACACATCCTCTAACACCATGCAAAATATTAGAAATGCAGGCGAAAGAACCGGGCAATTCATCCAAAAGCAAGGAAATCGAGTTGGTCGAGCAATTGGCTGGATGAGAGACGCCGGCAACAGCTTTAACAGGGGTCTGCAAGGCGATAATAGCAATGCACCTGGCAACAAGCAAATGACTTTTAGTTTTATGGGCAACAATCCTAGTCCCTCTGTTGTTGCAAAAGCCAAAGAAGCTTTGTCTAACTTGTCTAAAAGAATAATGCATTCTAAGCAATTAAAGTCTGTTATTGGCGACGATGGCTTCGAGCAGCAGATAACAGACCTTTTAACAAATCTTCAAAGTGTTCAAGAAAACTTTGACGTAATGAACAAACTTATTTTTTTGAAGCAGAATGGATTGGATGTTGAAGAACTAGTTGAGATTTTTATACAGGAAAGATTAAATATTAATGAGGGAATAGGTGATTGGTTTGGAAAAGTTGGAGATTGGTTCAAAGGTCAATGGGCAAATGTAAAGCACGCTTGGAACACATGGGGCGAAGGCAAAGACGGAGAAACAGCAAAAAGAGACAAAGAGGCCGTTAATAATGCCTTTATTGCATTGCAAAATCTACAAAACAGTGGCAACAATGAAGCTGTTGCAAGGTTCAAGGACACAATAGATCAGATGGTCAACAAGATAAACTCTATAAAAAGTACTTTAAACCAAGCATCGCCCGCGGCTGGTGCGTCCCCTCCACAAAGTACGCCACCGCAGCCAGCTCCCCAGCCAGCACCCAATCCAGGTGCCGCTTCAAACGCACCAGGAGTTACAGTTTCTGCTACACAACAAGGTCAGACACAGCAAACTCAACCCATTTCTATGTCCCAGGCAGAATTGAATGCTAAGTCTAGGACAAGTGAAAGCAACGAGAAATTTCTAGAGTCTTTAATGCCTAAATCAAATAAGTTTTCTTGGTTTGGGTATTAAGATTTAAGAGCCTCTTTTAGGCCTAATATTAAGTAATGTACGCATATGCCAACAAGGCATAGATAAGATATTGCCTCCGTAGCTTTTAAAGAGTTGAACAGAAGAAGGCTTAAATACGCGCATGATAGTATTGGCTGGATCGCAAACAGGAAGAGTAGTATTTTGGGCATGATGTATCTATGTAATTAGATACTGTTTTTAATATAGCCCACAGCTTCGTCTACATTCTGATTATTAAATATAAGATGTGGTCTTAATCTTATAGATTTTTTACCGCACGGCAACACAATCATTTTTTCTCTTAATTTCTTTAGGATCTCGTCTCTTCTTGACGGTGTTTCTAAATCAAACGCTAGCATTAAGCCTTTTCCTCTTACATTTTTAAGTCCATCAATTTCTTTGAGCTTATTTAGGAAGTACCCTCCTACATTAGCGGCATTTTCGACTAGTTTTAGTTCTTTTATAACCCTTATTATTTTAGTGAATCTAAGCATGTCTACAACATTACCACCCCATGTTGAACTTATTCTGCTAGATTCATTAAATACATTGTACTCTGTTTCTTCAATCCTGTTAGTAGAGGCAAAGCCACAAACCTGAGTCTTTTTTCCGAATGATATCATGTCTGGAATTATTCCATAGTGTTCATAGGCCCAAGTTGTTCCTGTTAGACCAACTCCTGTCTGTACTTCGTCCAAAATTAGAAGACACTCATAGTCATCTGCTAATTTTCTTATAGCTTTAAAATATTCTGTTCTAAAGTGATTGTCACCTCCTTCACCTTGAATTGTTTCCAGAACAATCGCTGCTACTAAGTTTGATTTAAGAGCTTTTTCTGTTTGAAGAAGACTAAGCTCTTCAATTAAGGATGCTTTACTCTCTACCACAGGGAATTCTATTTTTGGGTTTTTCACTCTAGTCCAATTAAACTTTGGAAAAAGAGCAGTCTTGTTTGGTACTGTGTTCGTTAGAGACAAACAGTAACCGCTTCTTCCATGAAATGCTTCTTCTAAATGCACAATGTCCATTTTATTTATTAGGAAGTCTTTTGAGCTGTAACCCAAACCTAGCTTCTTAGCCTTCCAGTCAAATGCACACTTAATCGCGTTCTCAACCGCCAAAGTTCCGCCGTCTATGAAGAATAGATGGTTAAAGTCTTTGGCAATGCCTGAAAATTCTTCTATAAAATTTGCGTAAGTTTCTGTGTAGAAATCACAGTTGGCTATTTTGTTTAAACAACAAAACTCTAGTTCTTCTGGGCTTGAAAACATTAATTCTTTTAGTCTTGGGTGGTTCCAACCAAGAGGCATACTAGCATACTGGGATGCACAGTCTAAGTAAGAAGATCCGGAGATTTTGTCCACTAAATAAACCCCACTGCTTTTTTTGGGATCTATTACAACTTTTTCTCCATCCCCGACAGTGTACTTACAAATTATTTCATGGACTCTATCCATTAAATGTAACCATCCTTTATAGCTTGTTTAATGTCTTCTGCTGTGACCTTTCTTCCAATAAAGTCAGATACAGACTCTACGAAGTGTTTTTCAATATCTTTTTGCACGGCTTTCATGTACATTGGTCCCATTCGCATAGCTTCAACTAAAGAGTTTATATCAACTTGCCAATCTAAGAGCTCTCCTCCTATAAATATAGCCTTTTCTATTCCGCCGCCTTTAGCAGGTCTTATTTTAACTTCGAATCTTTTTCTGCTTTCAAATTTAATTGTTTCTTCTTCGGGTTCTTCTTGTTCTTTTGTCATTTATCCTCCATCATTAATATAGTTATTTTTTTGAATGTTAAAATGGTAAATATATCATGAATAGATTTTTAGAAAGTAGCTTTAAGGACTTGTACTCAAGCACGGTAAAGGCTTTTCCAAAAACAACTAAAAGACAGTACGCAATAGATCCTATAAAAATAGTTAGGCTGGAATGGGTTCCATACGTTGGTCTTAGTACCCTTTTTATAAAGGGTCTAGCACAGAATACTGTGAATTCAAAGGAGTATACGCCTATTTTACTTTTTAAGGATATAAATTATTCAAGCACAAAAGGCAGGAATTATATTGAGATTAAAGATAACAATGGTAAAAATTACATATTAGAAAGAATATTCAATAATGACGTTTTGGCGAGATGCAATTGCAAGGATTTTTTTTGGAGAGGAAACTACGCAGATCATCTTGATCGTTCTTTGTACGGAAGAAAAAGAACAGAGTACCATTCTCAAACCAATAGACCCTCTGTTAATCCAAACAATGACCCTATGGTCTGCAAGCATGTCATTAAACTCTATAAGGTGATAGAACAATCTGGAATTATAAATTAATCAAGGAGGCTTATGAATTTTGAAGAATTCTTAAATTCTTTTAAGAGGATAGAAGGAATAAAGATACTAGAATCAAAAGACGGTCCATATTTTGTTAGCTATTCTGTTTTACTAGATAGTACACAAAAGGAAATGGAATCTATTATAGAAGAATTACGAGGCAATTTTGCTTGTGATATATCTTTACACAGCATAGACGAAAATTCTTTTAAAATAGTTTTAGGATCAATTGACTTAGAGTCTAACTTAAAGTCTTTTTCTAACAAAATTTTAGAGCTTGTTGTTAAGCAAGAAGACAACAGAAAGAGCAAATATAAAGAGTTTGGTTTGCCTGACTTGTCTTTGGTTACCATAAAACAAATGGTAGAAGAGCTCAAAAAACGTAAAAACTTAGTTTTTTCTTTAGTTTGGATAGAGAATAACGAGAGAGATAACATCGCAATAGAGGGCTCAGGTAATCCCACCCAACTCGTGGGACTCCTTGCTAGAGGGGTTCATATGGCGATTGAATGGGCGGACAGAAGCATAAGATTTAACAAATGATTCTATATATTGTGGTGAAAAATGACATATCAATCCAGTCCAATAATAACTGAAAGACAAAAGCAGGTAATATACGGTACCATATTAGGGGGATCCTCTATCATAATGCCAAGTAAGGGTAAAAATTGTTACCTAGCTATGAGGGATAGAGATGAGCAATGGCTATCACACAAGGTTAGTCTCCTTAGCAACCTGTTTAAGACAGAGGAAAGAATAAAAAAGGACGGCACGACCTATAGGGCCTATAGCATCTCTTATCCAATTTTTAGAGATATGCACGCACTTTTTTACAAAGAAAAAGACAAAATAATCAATAGAAACATCTTGGATCTATTAACAGATCAAGCTTGGATGATATGGTTCGTAGATGCAGGCAGAAGAAGCAAAAGGAAATGTTATTTAAGAACAAACAAGTTTAAAGAAGAAGGAACTAAGAGTATTGTAAGATACTTTAATTCGTTAGACTGTGAATGTGAAATGCACAAATGTCGTAATAGGTACGAAGTAGTTTTTACCAACAAAGGTTCTGCTGAGTTTTTGAGCATAATAAACCCTTGCAAACCCAGCTTTATTTCTTAAACACTATTTTTTATCGCTCGTTTAGACATTGATACTGCTCTTTTTACCAGCAGCTTACCAGCTGCTCTCAAAAAAGGTAAGCTCCTTTTTTTTGCTTCTTCTTCTAGCCAATCAATTATTGTTTCTATGTTTTGTTCACACCATTCGTTTCCATTAATATTCATCGTTAAAGCTTTACGTTTGCACCCACAGTTGGGTGCTGCTTTGATGCCTACAGTTTCAAGAATCTGGGACAACATGGTACCAGGCCCATATGGATAAGACAAAAAAGTAGGAACAGCACGCGGCACAGGATTTTTGTGAGTTGGTTTTTCTAATACAGCAGTTTTCATAAACTATAATAGTTTGTTTTTTTAATTTTTTAATAATTGCAAATAATCAAATTATTATAAATTGACTTTAAAATGAAAGTTATTCTAGTCCATAAGTAGGTGGTGGGGTTGGAGTAGAATTTGGTATGCATGTATAATTTTCACATGTATAACCTGATGGACAACCGCAGAATCCGCCACAGCCATCTAATAATCCGCATCCTCCTTCTAGGCACTGTGGAACGCAAGGCGTAGTTGGAGGTGTCTTTGTTGGATATGGCGTGGGATTCGGGGTGTATTCAGGTGAATACGTTGGTGGAGGAGTTGGTGTTTCACAGAAGCTGCATGGCATACACATTCCACGGCAATAGCACCAATCGCAAGGACAGCACACTACTACACCATTATCGGCTGTAAACGGACAAGCTAAAATTATCTTACATGGATCTATGTAAGTTGGAGTTGGAGGAACCGTAGGCGTTGGAGGCACGGTTTTAGTTGGTTCTGGTGTTGGAGTTGGTTCTTCTGTTGCTGTTGGAGGTATAGTAGGAGTCTTTAGTGGTGTCCTTGTTGGATCCGGAGTCGGTGTTGGGTCTGGTGTTTTTGTCGGAGTTGCAGTTTGTGTTACACTTGATGTTGGAGTTGGTGTTGGATCTGTTGGAGTTGGTGTTGGATCTGTTGGAGTTGGTGTTGG